ACCTATCGAACCCATCCGGGTCCACCAGTCGCGCGGCATGCTCATTCGGATACGGGCGGGCCCCCTGATCTTCCATCCCGGCAATGCTGCGATCTGCCTTGATGCTATCGGCCCTCTCACTCGCCCACCGCTGCCCTGGGTCGCCGCCCCACGCCGCCCATGCCACACGACCCGGGCTGGGGTAGCCGTCCTCTCCCGGCCGGAAGCCCTCGGCTTGCTTGTCCACCTCGTGCCGGGCGAACCATGCGGCCATGGTGATCACGGTCTGCTCAGACAGCGGCTCACCGCTCAGGATCTGCCCCGCACGCCTGGCAGCCACCGCTGTCCCGCCGCGGCGGCCCTCGGCCTTCCAGTCGCGGTAGCGCTGCGCTTCCTCGCGCATCCCGGCGGTCGGCGTCAGGTCAGGCATCTGGCGAGTCCTCCGGTGGCGGATCCGGTCGGATCGGTGGCGCCTGAGGCTGCACCCCATACTGCACCTCGAGCTGCTGTTCCTGCTGCTTGTCCTTCAAGATCTGCTCGTAGGTGGTCCCCAGCCTGGCGATGATCTGGGTCTTGCTCACGTAGCCCGCTCCCTCCATGATCACGTTCGCCTCGGCCTCCTTCTTGGGATCCACCCACTGCCATCCCCTCGGCTGCCACTGCGCCGCCATCAGGTAGCGCTCCGGTCGCAGCTCGAAGTCCGGCAGCCGCACCGCGCCGGCCAGCACAGCCAGCGGCAGCCACTCGGCGAACACTCGCTCGTGCAGACGCTGGATCAGCATCGTCTGCTCCACGCTCCAGGCGTCCTGATCCTGCAGGTACTCCTGGCGCTGACTGCTGTAGCTCGCCTGGCTTGCGTCACGGGTCAGGCTCGCGTAGCTCACGCCCGTTCCCATCGCAATCCGCCGCCCCTTCTGCCGCACGAACATCTCAAACTGCGAGTCCGGCGACTGCATCTGCGGCACCACCACATCCTCGCCAGCCTTCAGGTACTTGAACACCCCAGGCTCGAAGTCCGTCACCCTCTGGTTGTCCATCACCCCATCGCCGATCAGTTCGCCGTCATCGGTGCGGATGAACCCCATCTGCGATGCTGCGGTCCTGGCCCGGATCGTCGCCGCCTCCTCATATCCGTTCGCCTGGTGCGCGTCCGCGATCACCGCATGGATCCGCGGCACACCACGGGTCTGGCCCAGCCGCTCGGGGAAGAACACATGCACGATGTCCTCCGCCGGCACGTACTCGACCCGACGCTGCGATGCCGCGTTCGTGCCCGACGTCAGATAGTCGCCCGGATGGGCCGTCAGGATCGCGTAGGTCTGCGGGCGCCCCCAGCGGTCGCGCTCGATTCCCATCCGCCAACTGTTGCGCGGATCGTTCAACGGTCCGACGTGGTTGAGGTCCAGCTGGTCGGATTCGATCGCCTCCAGTGCCAGTGGGATCCGGTTGTTGCGACCGAACGGCTGTCGGACCATGCGGATGATCGTCTCGCCCGAATCCACCCCGGCCATCACCGCCTGCCACTCAAAGTCCAGCCAGGACTTCTGCCCGGCCACGTCGCAGCTGTCGCGGTTGCCCCATTGCCGCCAGCCCTGTTCAATCGACGAGTTGATCCGCTCATCCAGCTGGCCGCCGCGTAGCTGCATCACTCGCATCTGCAGCTGGATGCCGTGGGGGCCCACCACGTTGTCCCGCACCAGCCGCTTGATCTGCGGCACGTAGGGGGTATCGCGATCCATTGACCGGGCCCGGTCCCGGATCCGCGGCAGGCTGCCCTGGATCTCAGCGTCGGCGCTCGTGCCCGCCGTCAGCCATCCCGCCGTCAGTCGCCCGCCGGTCGCGGCGGCATAGCTGCGTCGCGCGGGCTGCGGCAATGGGCCGGCGAAGGCGTGCTGAATCCGCTGCCAGAATCCCATCAGGTGAACCTCACATAGAGCGTCCGGCCGCTGCCCCTGCCGGCGGCGATGTTCTCGGCTTCCTCCTCCCGCGCCACCTCCGCCTTCAGCTGGGCCTCCAGCGTCAGCAGCTCGCTCAGCTCATACCGCTTCACCTGCCTCGTGCCGATCCGGTACTCCTGCGCCCCGCCGCCGGCAATGACAGCCCGGATCGCGGCCTGGCATGCCTCCAGATCCTTCCGCGCCTGGCTGCGGGTGTCGATCGCACCGGCAGCCGTCAGGCTCGGCAGCACCATGAACGATCCCGACCCGATCGTGTAGGCATCTGCCGCCAACGTCGCCACCGATTGCCAGCTGCCACGCTGCCCCGGCGGGAACAGGCTGGTCAGCGCAGCACTCACCGTCGAATCCCACCCGTGCCCGGCGGCGGTGCCGGTTGACTGGGTGGCGCCGGTGGCGACTGGGAACCGGATGTAGGTCGTCAGCGCCCAGCCAGCGCCGGCCGTGATCGGGCCGCCGGTCGGTGTTGCAGCCGATGCCGTGCCCCAGATCAGGGTGTCGCCCGGCCGGACCTCTGCGGGAAAACTTGCGGTCATCACCAGTTCGTCACGAACCCGCCGCGGCGCCGGGGCTGCTTCGACTCTAATGGGTGCGGCGGCTCGGGCTCAGGCGCTGGGGCTGCCGGCCTCAGCTGCCGTTCGATCTGGTCCCACATCGTTGCCCTGTGGTAGCGACGCGAAAGGATCTGCAGCGCTGCGTAGGCGTAGCGGGTGCAGTCGCCGGCCTCGTCCCTCACTCCCCTCGGCAGATCCCAGTGATAGGACGTCTGCCCCTTGTCGCGTCTCGGCATTCGCTTCCACGGAAACAGCTCATTCAGGAACTGATCAGTCGCCGCTTGTCCCAGGTGGAGGTAGCCAGGCCCAGGTGTTTCATTCCGCAGCCGGCCCTGCAGGTGGTTGACACTCGCCTCGTAATTGACCTTGTAAAGCAGTACGCCATTGCGCTGAATAGACTGGTTTTTCTTGTTCACGTCCACCGCCACACCACGACCAACCAGCGGCTTGCCTTTCGTTCCGTCGCCTTTCACCGGCACCCACGTAGCCGATCGGCCGCGGCACCAGGCCCTGACCTCATGGGTGGCGATGCCTCCGTCGTCAATGGCGCCCATCGCCAATGGCAGCTCAATGCCATCATCGCGCTTCCACTTCGTTGCGGCGATCTGGGCCAGCTGGTCAAGAGTTTCTGCCCGCTGCGGGTCGCCGTCGATCTCCCAGTGCCCCAAGTGCCAGCCTTCCTCGCCCCGGCCCCATCCCCACATAGTGACCACAAGCCGTTCGCCAGATGTGCCGCCGCCGCCCTGCACGTCGACGCCGGCGGTGATTACCAGCACGTCATTTGGCACCGTGCCCGCCGCATAGCCATTGCCCGCATTCGCATCATGCCGACGGGCTGCCAACCCATCGCCGCTCAGCTTGCCGGCGATTGTGTCTTCCCATGGCAGGCCCAGCACCGTGTTGTGAAACGTCTGCATTGGTTCGGGATCTCCCTTGCGCAGCGCGTCCAAGGCCTCAGTGTGCTCGCGCACCAGAATTGACCAGTCAGCCGCTGGGCTGTAGCTGTAGGCCGCCCAAATGTGGTAGCTGCGCAAGTTTGGCACCTGCGATTCAGCGGTCGGACGCCACTCGCCGCGCTCCACCATCCAGCGTTTTTTACTGTGTGGAATCAGCTCAGTGCAATTCTCGCATTGATATGACCCGGCCGATTCGCCTTCCTTCTGCATCTGCTCCCATCGCAACACTTGCCGGTGATCACAGAACGGGCATGGCACATAGAACAATCTGCGGTCACCTTTTAGATACCATTCCTCCGTTTTCATGCCCTTGAAGATCGGCGTGCCACCGAGACCAATCTTTCTGTCCCAGTAGTAATCAGCTCGGTTTCGACCCAGCTTGATCGGGTCCCCCTCGTCCAGCTTTCGATATGCGTCAAGCTCGTCAAACAGCACCACCTTTCGGCTTTTACGCCTGAATGCCCTGCCGCTGGCGGCATTTACGATGTCAATCAGGCCACCGTTTGACAGCTGCTTCAACAAAATCGTGTTGCTCGCGGTGTTGCGGGCTTTGCTCTCGCACAGAAGCCCTCGCAGAACAGGTGTATCCTCAAACAATGGTTTGATCTCCTCCTTGCTGTATCCCTCGGCATCCTCCTTCACCGGCTGGACAACCATAATCGGCGACGGATCTTGATGACTGAAGTATTGCACCACAACTCCCAAGATTTTTGTCCATCCAACCCGTGCGGATTTCATAATCGCAACAGTTTCAACCGTCGGGTCTGTGAATGAGTCAAGAATCTCTCGTTGATACGGCAATGTGCGCCATTTGCCACGCTCAGCGGCTTGTCCCGTCATCACGGCGAATCCATCGGCGTACTCGCTGAGCTTCAACCGTGGCGGCGGCTTGAACAGGCTCAGGATCTTGCTGACCAGCGCGGGAGTGTCTGATTCGATCATTCTTTCGTCTCCCCGGCCGCAAGCTCCTCAAGGGCATCCCGGATCAAGGTCGTCAGCATCTCCACCTCGTTCAGGTCCAGATGGGGGATCCGTTGCTTTGCCACGCTTGGCACGCCCAGCAGCCTCGAGCGGCAGATGTTCACGGCTGTTGCCCAGGCCTGCTCAACGTCCTCGCGCGGCAGCAGCAGTTTGGCTTTGGCCCGGCGCTCAAGCTCCGCCAGGTTCGCCTTTTCGTACTCAAGCCGCGCTCGGCTGATCGTGTACTCCGGCAACCCCTGGTCGGGTTGAGCTGGTGGATCATCGCTGCTCTGTGGTAGCTGCCGGGGCGGGCGGGTGGTGTCGCGCCGGGTAGGCAGCTCGCGTTTCATGCGTGGCTGGACTGCCTCGGACTGGTGGGGCCCAACCTTGGCGAGGTACTCCGACACCAGCAGGTCAGGGTTGAGTCGCAGAGGCTTGGCCTGGACGATGCAGGGGCTGCCCTGCAGGCCACCATTGGCGCAGAGCTTCTCCAGGTTCTGGCGACTGCACTGCCGGCCGGTTGAGGCCTCGATCAGCGCAGCAGCCTTGGTGCTGTTGATGGGTGGGTTCATTGCAACCAGCCTAGACCGGTTGCAGGGAGCGGTTGCAATGCGCCATTCTTGACGCCAACTGCGCTGTTCGTCCTTATTCTTGATAACAATCGTCTAACTCTCACTTTAGTCAGTATCTAGAACCCAATAGCAACCTATTTGAGAACATTTCTCAATAGAAAGATCGGGGCTCGAAAATTATC